GTATTTCCTTGGACATTGCTTGAATAACGTAAGACTAGAATAGGACCAAGTTATCATTATTTTATGATCTCGATAAATTTATTCTTGGCCCATACGTTTAGCTTTTCGAGATAAAATTCCATCTTCTGCGTTTTGGCAACTATGTCCGCGTACTTGTCCGCCGAACTGTTAACCTCTGAATGCAGACAAGCGTTATCCAATTCCAGAATTAATTTCTTAAGTTCAACTATGGAAAAACTATAATCAAAAGCGTAATTCAATACTTCGGTATTCGATTCCGTGCGGTTCATAAAGGCCCCTAACATTCGCCGTAACTTCTTCCTATACCAGATTCGCAGTTCAAAGGCAAGCCCGTCGCCCATTTAGGAGCGGTTCGCATACATTTTTCTATGTATTTTTGTGCCTTTTCGGCTTCGTCCTCTGGCACTAGGCTCGCGATAGCGTCGTGCACAGTCAATACCACTTTGTACCGCTCAGCGATCTGCACAAGTTGTTCAGCAATAACGCAGCGTGCTATGGCTTGGCATATGTTTTCAACAACCTTACCACCGTATATTTTGGTTCGACCGCTACGAGTTTTGTATGTAAAGCCATCGTATTCTTTTCGTAATTCTGGGTACGTCAAAATAAAACCATTGGGTAATTTGAAACCCGCTTGGAGTTTTACAGGATCGAATCCTATACTCAATGCTTCCGGCACCGCCCCTATATCCATAGTAACGCCTTCAAGAAAACATTCGAGTGCTGTATTACCCTGTCGCCAAAACGCAGGGATGCAGGGATACGTATCTCTGTACGTGCTTATAATGCCGTTACACTCTTCCAATTCTAAATCTACATTGGAGGCTTTAAGGCTTAACTGGAATTTCGATCCCCCCATACCATACCCGCTTCCGAGAATAACGGTTTTCCCTACGAATCGTTCAGATTTTGTAATATCTCCAATAGGCTTTCTGTATATCTTAGACGCCATAATCTTATAAACGTCATATTTTTGGCGCTCTTCAGGCACCTTATCCCATTTCTCTTGGTTGTTTTTATGGAATGCTTCGACTAGATCTGCCTGCCCGGATAGCCACGCCAGCACTCGTGCTTCGATTTGTGACGAATCTGAATCTATTATTACGTATCCGTCAGGAGCTTTAATGGCATTTTTTAGCGTGCTGTTTCCACGGCTAGGTAAGTTCTGGAGGTTTATTTTGTCTGAATTATGGACAAGTTTTCCGTTAGCAACAAAACGGCGTCGGGGTCCACAATTCACTATGTCATAGACTGGAACGAGCATATTTGTTTCTCCCTAAAATATCTGCATCGGACATGCCTTGAGCAATCCAGAGGCGGATAGTTTCGTACGTTAGATCAGGCCTATCAGTGTGCAAACGCCGTATCCGTTCCCCATTTTTTGTCCGTTTGTACGCTCTTTTATTTCTCGCTTGTTCTTGGCAGGTAGCCCATCGCAAATTGCCTGCGGCGTACCCGCGATTATTATCTATTCTGTCTATAGATGTACCGGGAGGGCGCGCCCCTAAATTGTCTAAAATCCATTCTGCGGCGCTTCGAACGGATGGAAATTCAAACGAGATCCCGCGGCCGCCGTAATTTGAATATCCTATAGCATTAGGATTCGTGCACCGCTGTTTCGCACAGGCCATAATATGCCGTATCTGTTTAAATTCCGCTTCTCCGTATTTAACTTTGTACGGATCCGCCTTTACTCTTAGCGCTTCTACTGCGGCAATACTGGCCTTCTTTGCGATCTCGACGCGGCGGGCGACGGGGACATCCACCATCTTTAGTCGGGAGGAGCAAGATCGGCAACACTTACTTTTTCCGTACAAAAGTTCCTTTACTCGTATAGAAAATTCCCGCCCGCATTGGCATTTGCATCTAATCTTAGCTGTGGTGGATACTCGCAAATTTTCTAGCGGTGTCCACATCGTCTTCATTAGGGCTTCGCGCAATCTGAATTCGGTGCGCTCCCTGCATTGCGTCACGTAAGCTAATCTCTCCGGCGTAGGTGAATACGACATGGTCTTCGGTTCCTGATATCCCGTCCCAATGGATTACCTCTTGGTATCCACTGAACTGCACCCCCTCGTGCGGCACAAACTCAACGCCGTCCCACACAAGATCATCGGGGAGCACGTCAACGATACGCTTCGTAACTACCCCTTGGGTCGGATCATATACGATTACCTCTGTGTCGGCAACTAGGCAACCGCCCCAGCGTCCCGTTTTGGCAGCGTAATACCGCAAGGGAACTGGCAAGGTTCCACGGCCCGCAACACCGATAAACCGCTCCGTCCGCGTTTCCTCTAGCGTGCTCTTGGTACCCAGCCGTGCCGCAACGATGGCCTGCACCCGGTCGTCCTCGTGATCCAGTAGCGCGATCATGCCCTCGTCAGTCTTAGCAAACGCCCACGTTTCTTTCCCTGTAGCTGGAGATGTTTTAGTAGGAGGAACAACCCCGAGACTGGATAACAACTCTGCAAACTTTGGGTTCGACATGAGCGTATCTTTATCTGCAAAACACGCATACAGTAGCGCCGCCTTTATTTCCTTAACACTATCTAAGTGTTGGGTAAGCAACTCCACGTCCAGAACCAGGGCGGGTTCGGAAAACATCCGAATGGTAATGTCTATAATTTTAAGTTCTATAGGACTGATTCGGGGGTAGTACACGCCAAATAGATCATAGGTAAGATTGCAATCGTTCTTGCAATATTCTCCGTATTGTTTGAGATCTTGGGGGTGGAAATCCGCGCGGCGTTTACCAATGGCCGCGATTACTTCAGTGCCTTTGGTGCCTAAGCCATAACGATCGGCAGCAGCTTTAAGACTACCACCAACCTCAATACCATCTATAGCTCGTGCCATAGACAGCGTATCTATTATTCCGTGGGGGGTAATGTTAAATATCCAAGATAGGATAGCTGCGTCGAACATTGCGTTATGGGCAATGATGACGGAATTCGGTATGTCGAAAGACTGGAGAAATTTCTTAATTTCGGCGTGCGTTCCGCTAAACCATTGCGGATCTGAATCGTTTACTTTTACTCCGACACCGATAACTTCAAATAGGGGATTTCGAATATATTCTTCAGTTGTTAGTTTGGATAGGGAAAATTTCGAATCGTAATAAGTCTCAAAATCTATCGTGAGAATTTGCACTTCGCGATTTTCCTATTTTGGTACTCCGAGTAGGATTTGAACCTACAACCCTCCGGATATAAGCCGGATGCTCTAACCGTTGAGCTATCGGAGTGTTAATGGTAGCTAGGGCCGGGATCGAACCGGCATGGAGTTTCCTCCGACAGATTTTAAGTCTGTTGCGTCTACCTATTCCGCCACCCAGCCAACGATTATATGTGGGATGAGATTAAATGGTCTATATACCACTTAGCTTTACGAAGATCTTCGATACCATTCTTATGCTTCCAACGCCACAAATACTTTATAGCGTTAGCGGTGCACACTGCGTCTATACCAGAAAGTTCTATCGTAGCGGAAGCCAGTGCGTCGATGCACTCTACCGTCCCCTTCGTATAGTGCATGGGATGATTTATTGAATCGTGGATTTTGGGAGCGGCATTTTCTAGATCTAATTCTAATTGTTCTTCCAAGCAATCCATTGTTATGTCCTCAGTGATTATGTATTTACTTCAATTATAAAGTCTAGCGGCCCCCAACAGAACCGCTAGACTTAGAGGCTTACGCCTGATGGATGGTTATACCCCCAGCGATAGCGTCTGCGAGACCGGGCATATCGTTAGCACCAACCATCTGCACAGTGAACATCTGCCCAACAACGTATGCAAGGGCGGCGGTCTTAGACTTGGCCTTAACGTACATATGTTCGCCGTTCGCATCGGTAACTACATACAGCTTATCAGTGCGCGGGGTGGTATTTTCCTGAGTCATAATTACCTCTTGAGGTAGTAGTTGTTTACGGAGATCAGATTATGAAGTCATTCCGAATTAAGATCAATCTCTCTGTGCGGATTTTTTTATCTTTCCTACGCTTTCT